CTAGGAAACTAATATTTGAGTTACTATCAAATACAACAACTTCATTTCCTTTATAGTTGTCTAACATTGTGTTAATACAAGCCGTTCCCGCATGGTTTGCACCTACTACTACAATTTTCATTTGCTATCTACCCCTTTTTTAATTTTTTTAGTATATCTAACTAGTATAATTTTGTTAAAAATCATTCAATACATATAATACAACTTTTTTCAAAAAAATAAAAGGGAAATTTTTATTTTTTATAAATAAATTGATAAAATTTATAATTCTTTTTATGTAAAATTACTTTTAAGATTTTCTTTTGAATAAAATCTCATTATCAAAACTTCAAATAAGACAATACTTAAAACTAAAAGAAATTCTAATTTCTTCCATAAATCTTCTAGGCAATAAAAAAACACTTATCTTTTTTGATAAGAGTTTTTAAACAAAACTTATTTTTTATTAAATAATTGATTTTAATATACTAATACTACTTATAATTAATATAACTAAAGTAACTAAGTACAAAGGAATAGCTATTATAAGCAAAGATAAAGCAATAATAACTAATGTATATTTAAATAATTTTTTTAATTTTATTATTTTTTTAGAAGTAATCATAGTATTTCTATGTTTTTCTATTAAAGTAGCTATTTCATCAGTATTTTTATTTAATATTACATTTACTTGATTTTTATTAATAGTTTCCAACATATTATCACCTCTTAGTGCTATTCTATAATAAATCTTCTTAAAAAGCAATCACTTATTTATATATGTTTGTTTTTGAATTTTTTCTGTATCAGTTGTCTGTTCAAAAAATTCTATTTTAAACCCAATATGCTAATACTTAAATCTAATCAAGCTGTTAGAAAATACTTAGGGCTAAATTAATTTAAATTCCAATATGATAATACTTTAAGATATTTTCATATTTTGTGTTTTCAAAATAAATTATATTTAAATTCCAATATGATAATACTTAAAGACCCAGAACATCACATATTATTTGAAATTTATCAATATTTAAATTCCAATATGCTAATACTTAAAGTTTTGTAAACTTCCAAAATCTCAATTTACCAATTTATTTAAATTCCAATATGCTAATACTTAAAGAGGAGGTAAAAATGAAAATAGAAAGCAAGTATATAAATTTAAATTCCAATATGATAATACTTAAAGTTAATTTGTTGCTTTTCCATAAAGTAGTTAGCTCAAAATTTAAATTCCAATATGCTAATACTTAAAGTTTTTATTACTCAAAACCTTATTGGTTTGTTATAGATATTTAAATTCCAATATGCTAATACTTAAAGCAAAAGGAACATTCTATATAATACCAAGTTATACATTATTTAAATTCCAATATGATAATACTTAAAGGCTATCAGATAAAAGTCTTTAAAGGTTTTATAACAGAATTTAAATTCCAATATGATAATACTTAAAGGGATATTACAGTTCAACATAGCACTGATAGTATTTAATTTAAATTCCAATATGATAATACTTTAAGCATATCTGCTAAACAAAAGAAAATAGTTATCCCAAAATTTAAATTCCAATATGATAATACTTTAAGTCAAGAGTTCTTATTTTTCTTTTAAGGTCTTCCCCTATTTAAATTCCAATATGATAATACTTTAAGTAGAAGAAACAGGTTTTTGGCTATATGGCGATATATCATTTAAATTCCAATATGATAATACTTAAAGAGCTGTTAAAAAATGTATCCTTAGATTTAAAAATAAATTTAAATTCCAATATGATAATACTTAAAGTTAAAATTTTCTACATTGTAATACTCATTTCCTTGATTTAAATTCCAATATGATAATACTTAAAGTGGTATCCAAACATCTTTTGGATCTGTTTCTCCACCATTTAAATTCCAATATGATAATACTTAAAGTAAAATTAAAGATAGAAAGCTTAGAAAGCCTTATAATTTAAATTCCAATATGATAATACTTAAAGTTAAAAATTTTTAAAAAAATTTTAGCAGCAATTCAATTTAAATTCCAATATGATAATACTTAAAGTGAATATACTATATAATGTATTATATCAGATGTTACAATTTAAATTCCAATATGATAATACTTAAAGACAGATGAACAATTAAAAGAAATATTAAGAGAAAAATATTTAAATTCCAATATGATAATACTTAAAGTTAAAAAAGTTAAAAAAATTTAAAATCTTATACCTATTTAAATTCCAATATGATAATACTTAAAGCTTTGGAATAAGCTAAAAACTTATTTTAATAACTTATTTAAATTCCAATATGATAATACTTAAAGTAAGCTTCCAAATATACTTTCATTTTCATCTTTTGTTATTTAAATTCCAATATGATAATACTTAAAGTATAAAAGACTATGAAGAAAAAACCATGGCACAAGCATTTAAATTCCAATATGATAATACTTAAAGAATTGGGATACTATTAAAGGTTTTGGAGAGTATATAATTTAAATTCCAATATGATAATACTTAAAGTCCAAACTATATCCAGTCACAACTATAACTTTAAAATTTAAATTCCAATATGATAATACTTAAAGCTACAAATGTGGGGGTAAAGATGAAATGATAATATAAAAATATAAAAGAAAAAGTTAATTAAATATAGAATAATAGGATAGTTTATAGTTTAATTTATATGTGTGAAAAAATAAGAAAAAATGAGAATAAATAATAAAAATAATGTAAAAATTTTAGAATTTAGACAGCGTTAATAGAAAAAAGTAAGAATATTCATAAAAGTTCAGAAGCCGTTCAAGAGAACTTTTAAAGATATTCTTTTTTTATTCAAATAAGTTTTTTAAGGTGTGCAAATAAGAAAAAATAAAAAAATTAAACTTTTATTTGCACAGCATTCTAAATAATACTAAAAATAAGACTTTTAAAAAAAATGAGCAATCAAAAATATTAAGAAAAGAGTTTGAACGGCTTTAAAAGGCTTATAAAAAGAAAAGGTTGAAAAATAGGCAAGTTTAAAATGTAAAAAATGATGTGCAAAAGAATAAAAATAGTTTTAAAAACTAAGATTTCATAAATAGAACGTAAAAAATAATATTTTAAATTAATCTAAAAGAAAAAAACTAATATTAGCAATAAAAATCAACTAGTAACTATTTGTTACTAGTTGAAATAGAACACTTAAATATTATAATCAAAAACTCCTACCACTTTACCAATTATTCTAAAATCATCATCTTCATTTATGACTATAGGAGAATAATCTTTATTTAATGACTTCAAAGTTATTATATTAGTAAAAGGATCTTTAGAAAACTTTTTACAGAATACTTCTTCATTCAAATAAAATATTCCAATATCTCCATTATCTAAGATCAAATTTTGATGAACTAAAACAAGAGAACCATCTTCTATTTTAGGTTCCATTGAATCTCCATCAATAAGAGTAGCAAAATCTGCTTTTTTAGAAATGCTTGTAGGCAATTTTAACCAGTCAAGAATATCATCAATTCCAAAAGTTCCTAATCCTGCACTTACTTTAGAAATAATTGGAATTTTTTTAAAGTTTGTTTTTTCTGAAATTTCATTTACATATTCATTATTATCAGAAAAAAAACTTTCTATAGGTATCTTAAAAATATTAGCAATATGAGAAAGAGTATCAATAGGAATTGAGTTTTTCTCAGCTTCATATTTAATTATTGTTTGCTTAGTTATACCTAATTCATTTGCTAAATCAGTTTGAGACATTTTTCTTTCTTTTCTAAAAGTTGCAATTTTTTTACCTATTTCGTACATAATTCACCTCACTTATTAAATAATATAAAAAAATTTCAAAAAAAAAATTGACACTCTTAAAAAAGTATGTTATATTTTACCTAGTAAGAAAAAACATACTAAAAGAGTAAATTAAAATTAACTTATATTTAAAAAAATCTTTATTGTATATTATACCATTTAAAGAATGGAGATACAATTCTATATTTTACATTTCTATCACAGATTTAAAAAAATAAGCTGTGATAAATTTTTAAAGCTATTTAAGAAAAAAATATATATTAAAAAAATATAACAATTTATGAAAGGGGGTCAGAAGTACATAGGACATTGGGAATTGAAATACTATACTAAAAAAGAAAGGAGGAGTGTCTATAGAAAATTTTAAGGGTTAAATTATAATTGAAATTAATTGGATGGAGGAAAAATGGATAAAGAAAAAGAGTTAATTACTGAATGTTTAAAAAATCAAACTAAATTAATAAAAGAACAAACAAAAGTTCTTACCAATTTAGCTATTAAAAATCAATTATTAAAAAATGAAATTGAAATTTTAAAAACAAGAGTAAAAAACTCTGAAAAAATTATATTTTATTTAAATAGAACAATGTTAATCATTTTAATAATCCTATTATTAAAGGTATAACTGTAGCAATTAAAGTTGCTATTCCAATCCATAAAGTGAACTTAGCCATTTTCTTATTAAATATCTCTGTAATCATATTAGATTCTTTTTCTTCTCTTTGAAGTTTAGCTGTTTCTTTTGATACAGTAACAGACTCATTAGTTGATTTAGCTAAATCTTTAATAATCTCCATAGTCTCTTTTTGAATATCAATAAGTTCAGTAATGACATCAACTAAGAGACTTTTATTAGGAGAAATTGAATCTGGTGTTAAAATTTGGGATTTTTTAATAGGATTAACTTTAATAGGTTCAGCCTTATTTTTAAAAAAATTTTCAGTTGCTTGTTGAATTTCAGGATTAGTTGAAACAAAAGAAAAATCAGGAGTAACTGAGGTAAAAAAATTTTTTCTTAAATCTTCCAAACGAGACTGTAAATTAGTTAAATTCTGAAAAGTTGTACCAATGCTAGCAGCTTTTTTAAGTTCAGTTACAGCACTACTTAATTGATTATGAGCTGTAAAAAGGGTGGGAATATTTGGTATTGTCTGTCTTGCTTTTTCTAAGGCTGAAAAACTCTCTCTTAAAGCAAAATTATTAAGTGGATTATTAAGCTGGTGATAAAACTCTCTCATAGCATATAAATTTGAAAGAGGGCTATAAGGAAAGTTTGAATGTTCTTCTAAATTATTAGGCATTTAAAAATCATCTCCTTAAAAGTTTTACTTAAATTATAACTTTTAAGAGGAAAAAAATCAATAAAGGGGGAATGCTTATAGAAAACTTTAACATTTGAATGATAATAAAAAACAAATTGAAAGGAGGAATAATGGAAGAGAATAGAGATCTAATAGAATTTAATGGCACACAAGTAAAAGTGCTTATAAAGAACAATACAATTGAAATAGAAATGAGTGAATTAGCAAAAGCTATTGGATATACTGACGTTGCTGGAATAAAAATGATAATAGATAGAAACCAAGAATTAAAAAGTAAAGAATTTTCTTATTTAAAAAAAGTAGATAGTATTGAAAATGGGATTATTAAGAAAAGAGAAAAAAGAGTTTTTACAGAAGATGGCTTATATGAAGTCTCAATGTTAGCAAATACTGAAATTTCTAAAAAGTTTAGAAGAAGAATAAGAGAAATAATGAAGCAATTAAGAACAGGGAATTTAATTCTACAAACTCCTGGAATTCAAAAGCAACAACTTCAACTTGATGAAATGATTGATTTGATAAAGTCAAGAGATGAAGAAATTAAAAGCTTTTTAGAGATGTTTGAGCAAATTAGAAATTCAGTAGAAGATATAAAACTTATGAAAACAAACATGGACATAATAATAAAATCACAAGATGAAATGGCTGAAGCAATTAATAGTTTAATAGATGAGGTATATGGAAAGGATGATGAAGAATAATAACGATTTTGACATACTAAATTTAAAAACAGAATTAAGTTTCAGAGGATATAGTGAAGCAACAAAAAAGCTATATGTTCAAACAGTTACAAATTTTCTAAATGAAGTGAATAAAGAAGCTATTGATATAAAAAGAGAGGATGTGGTTAGATACTTAGATATTAATTTAAAAACCGTTAGTAAAAATACAAGAGGTGTCTATTTAAATGCTTTAGAATTCTTTTTTGAAGAAGTTTTAGGTTTAGACATTACAGCAAGTATTAAAAATTATAAAAGAGAATTTTTACCAAAAATTTTTATAAGTTTAAATGACTTTAATATATTAGAAGCTTCAGTAGCTGGAAAAGTGAGGTTGATGTATTTAATAATAAGAGAAGCAGGTTTAAATCTAGGACAATTAGTAAATCTAAGACTTAATGATATTAATTTTGAAAATAACACATTAATGGAAAAGAAGGTGAGCAGAGAGTTATTAAGAGAAATTCAAAGACATTGTGATAGAGAAGCGATAAATGAAAGAATATTTAATGTTACCATCTATACTTTAATTAATTGGAATAATGAAGCAACTGAAAAATATTTAGGGCAAAGATACAAAATAGAAGATATTAGACATGGAATTGCATTAGAAGTATTTTTAAAAAAAGGAGATGAGGAAGGAGCTACAAAATATCTAGGAGTTAAGAAAAAAACAAGTATAAGACAATTTTATAAAAGAGCAGGTGTTGATTATAGAAATAAATAGGACTCCCAGCCGACCAAAGTTAGAAGTCCTACAAAAAAATAATATATATAAGTATAGCATAAAAGGAGAGCTAATGGAAAGAGAAAAATTTTTAAGAGGAATGTTAGATCATTGTTATAAGAACAAAGAAACATATAAAACAATGATAGCAAAGATAGAAAAGGAGTTAAAAATTTATGGAGAGTGTAGAAAAGAAGGTTGTAGAGATTAGAAAAAATCTTTTAAGAATAATGGATCTAAAAAAGAAAATGATAGATTGTGAAGTTTCTTGGCTACAAATGATTAGAATGTTAGAACTTACACAATATGAAGCTATAAAATTTAAAAATGGAGAACTTCCTGAAGCAGAAAAAAGGGCTTTAAAAATATTGGAAAATACTCCTAAAAATATAATTGAAAGAGATAGCAAATATAAACTTTTTAGTAAATTTTTACTAGAAAAAGGTATAACTGCAACAGGATTTGCTAAGAAATTAGGAGTTGATATAGATAAAATACACAGAATTTTAAGAGAAATACAAGTGAATCGGGATTATGAAATAGAAAATAAAATTGAAAAAGAAATGGGAGTAAAAATATTTTAAGGAGGCTTTTTATGGATAAATTGTACACAATAAAAGACATAGAAAGACTCTTAGATAGAAGTAGAACAGTAGCTTTAAGATATGCTCAAGAAAAAGGTTGGAAAATACAAAAAATAAAAGTTGGAAAAACTTATAAAAACTTCTACTTAAAGGATGAAGTAGATAAGGATCTAGGATTAGTATTAAAAGAAAAAAAAGTTGCAACAAGAACAAGAGCAAAAAAGGAAGCTAAAAATATAGATGAGTTACCTCTTTGGAATCAAAGAGTTGCTAATTCAAGATATATTATATGTTTAGGTTTGCAAGAAGAATATGAACAAGGTTTTGAAAAGAAAGGAGATATAATAGAAAACTTTGTAAAAACAGTAGCTGAAAAGTATCCCACACAAATGAAGATACTGAAAAAAATAACAGTTCCTACTTTAAGAAGATGGTTTAAAGTATTTAAAGAAAATAAAGATAATCCTTTAGCATTAGCTTCATCACATGGAGATAATAAAGGAATTAGAAGAGTAGATCCAGAAGTCTTAGAACTAGCAAAACAGTTATATTTTAATAAAAATAAGCCACAAATAACAGTAGTATGGCAAAAAATTACTGAGTTTTATGGCAAAATTGTTATAAGTTATGGAACTCTTAGAAACTTCTTAAATAATGATGTAAACATTATAGAAAAAAATAAGGCGAGAATGGGTGCTAAAGAGTTTAAAGATAAACATACTCCACATATAGTTAGAGATTTACATGATGTAAAAGCTGGGGATGTATGGTTGAGTGATGGACATGATTTAGATGTCATTTGCTATACAGGAAGAAAGAAAAGTAATGGAGAGAGAGAAACAGCAAGACCAGTTTTAGTAGTTTGGCAAGACTTAAAAAGTAGAATGATTGTAGGGTGGAATATATCTTATACAGAAACAACTGAAAGCATAGCAATTGCATTAAAAAGAAGTATAGAGAATTATGGTATTCCTGGAGCAATTTATTCTGACAACGGAAAAGCATATAAAAGTAAAGTTTTAAAGGGAGATGATGAAAAAGAACTAGAAGGGATATATGCTGGACTTGGAATACATGTAACACATGCTTTACCATACAATGCTCAGGCTAAGGAAATTGAAAGATATTTTAGAGATTTTAGAGAAAATCTTTCAAAAAGATTTTATAGCTATGTAGGAGAAAATGCAGTAGCAAGACCTGAACATATGAAAAGTTTTGCTGGAAAAAAATTAGCTGTTGGGTTAATTCCAGAGCAACAAGAAGTTGAAGCTGAAATTGAAAGTTATATAAAAGAAAAAAATCACTTATTTTATGCAATAAGAAGAGCTGGAGGATTAAAGGCACATAGAGGGAGAGGAATGGAAAATCGTACTCCTTTAGAAGTTTTTAATGAAGAATATCCAGTTGAAAGTAGAAAAATGGTGTCCGAAGAAAAATTAAGACTATTATTTTTGTACGAGGATATTCGTACAGTACAACAAAATGGAATTATGTTTATGGGCTACACTTATGAGCATGAACAATTGTATTTTCATCAAACTGAAAAGGTCAAAATAAAATATGATCCTCATGATTTACAAAGTCTTTATGTATATTTAGAAACAGGTGAATTTTTGTGTAAAGCTAATAAACTTCAAGAAGCTGGATTTAATGATATTACTGCTATAAAAAGACATAAAAATAGGCTTAAAAAGATTAATAGTTTAAGTTCACAAATATTAGGTATTAGAGAAAAAATAAGAGATGATAGTGGAGTAATTGAATTGAAAGAGAGGGAAAATATTATAGAAGCAGAAGCTATTGAAGATAAGACAAGCAAAGAAACTAAAAAGAAGGTTTATATTGATAAAGATTTATATGTAGAAATAGAATGAAAGGAGCAATAACATGGAGAATAGAGATAGAGAAATAATAAGTGAATTAGAGAGATTTGCTGAAGAAAGAAAAATAAGTTTCAGTAAGATAGCAAAAAATGTAGGAATTGGAAGTAGTACACTATCAGAATATAAGAAAGGAACTTATGTTGGAGATGTTGAAGCAATAAGAGAAAAAATAGTAGATTTCTTAAAAAGACATCAACAAAAAATGAGAAGAATAGATTTTACAGCTGATACAGAAGTAAAAAATAAAATATTTTATGCGGCTAATATTATAAAAAAGTATGTGGCTTCAAATGCAGTTGAACAAATAGTAGAATCAGCAAAAATTGCTTATATTTTTGGAAGAGCAGGGATAGGAAAAACTCATGCACTAATGGAATGGACAAAACAATATAAAGGGAGAGGAGTGTTTATAACAGCTGAAAATGGGATATCAGCAGTTGGCTTAATCAAGAAAATAGCAAGAGAATTAAAGATAGATTATTCAGGTTCAGCTGATACAGTGAAAGAAAGAATCAAGGATGCTATTAGATTTACTGAAACAATAATAATCATTGATGAAGGTGAACATTTGAAACCAGCGATAATAGATATAGTGAGAAGTATTGGCGATCAGACAGGAGCTGGAATAATAATAGCTGGTACAGAAGCATTAAAATCTAAAATATATTCACAAAGAAAAGAATATGAATATCTATATTCTAGGGCAGTTGTAAATATGAGTTTAAGAGATTTAAAAATTGATGATATAGCTAAAATAGTTAGAAATTTCTTAAAAAATGAAGTTGATTTATATACAGAAGCTGAATTAACAAAGTTATTTAGTTTAATAAATATGACTGTAAAAGGTTCAGCAAGACAACTATCTAACTTGTTAAGTTTGGCAAGTGATATTGCAAATCAAAACATGAGTTTAAAAATCACAGAAGATTCTATAAAAGCAGCGATTACAATGCTAGTTATTAGTTAGGGAGGGATAATAATGAAAGATTTTACATTAACAGAAGTAGCAAAACAAGAACTTATAAAAGAATATGGAGAAAAAGCAGTAATAGTTGATGAGGAGCTTAACCAATTGGCTAAGCTATTAGTTAAGAGAAAAGATTATATAAAAGCTTTTAATAATGGAAATTATAAAGCAAAAGAAAGATATTTTGAACTCATGAAAGAGTCAAAAAAAATTATGAATAAAATTAATAAAAAAATTTAATTTAAGGTAGTGTTAATTGAAATAGTGTTATTTTGAAAGTATTCAAATAGCTTTCGAAGGAGGTTTTTAATGAGTACATGGACTTTAATATGGTTATCAATATCTTTACTTGTGGCGGGATTCAACATAGGTTACGATTGTAGACATAAAAAATTTTTTAATAGAAAATACAAATACTGGATATGTTGTTATTATTGTGTAGATGGCGTTGGATCTATTGGAGGATGGGCATTTACTTTTAATTCAAAAATGACTAGCACACAATTAAAAACTTTTAGAGAACAACAAATTGAAAATTTAAAGAATGAGTTTAAGACAACAGATGTGAGATTTGTTATCATAGATTTCAAAAGATTAAAGGATTAAATATGGAATTTAAAGATTTATATATAATTGATGGAATAGTTTACTTATATAAGTATAACAACGGAGTTTATGCAGTATTAGAAGATATACTGACAGGCTATGAAGAATTTATAAGATTGGAGGACCTGAAACAATATGAGTATAAAAATTTATTGTGAACATTGTGGAGCTGAGATAAAAGATGGAGATAAATTTTATGAAACATTTCCTAAGAAGTTCTATTGCCAAAATTGTGTTGAAGAAAAAACTTTAACATATTATTCTGTTGGTTCTGAACCAGTTGGAACAGATGAAGAAATAGGAGTTTATTACAATTATAATCAATTAAAAGAAGAAATTGAACATAAGATAAAATGGTGTGATGAATGGATAGAAGTATATCAAAACGATAATACAGAAGCTGGTAAATTTACATTAGAGTTTTATAAAGAAAAAAAGAGATTATTTCAAGAGAGTTTAAAAGAATACTTTGGATAGGAGGAGCTATGGATTTTAATAGTTTAACAGCAGAAGAAAAAGAAAAAATTAGAAAGGAAATTTTAGAGGAAGAAAAGCAAAAAGAAATAAAAAGAAAGGAAAAAATAAAAGAATATAAAGGGATTGTAGATGAAACAGTAAAAGAAAACTTTACAAAAGTTGAGAAACTTGCTGAAACATTAAAAAATACTAAATTAGAAATTTTTAAAAGTTTTGAAGCAATCTTAGAATTAAAAGAGGAGTTGTATGGAATAAAAGAGACACAAAGAAGTCATACTTTTACAACAAGTGATGGTAATTTATCTATAATAATTGGACATAGAATAATAGATTCTTTTGATGACACTGTACATAGTGGAATAGCGAAGGTAAAAGATTATATTTCTAAACTAACAACTAATGAACAACCAGAATTGGAAAAATTAATAGATTTACTATTAAAAAAAGACAAGAATGGGAATTTAAAAGCTTCAAGAGTGTTAGAATTAGAAGCTATTGCAAATGAAAATGGTAATGAAACATTACTAGAAGGAGTAAAAATAATAAAAGAAGCATATAAACCAAGCAAGTCAAGTACTTATGTTGAAGCTTATTACAAGGATAAAACTGGGAAAATGATCAGCATACCTTTGTCTATTACAAGTGTAATTGAGGAGAGAAATGGAGAAGATAAATAGCAGACAAATTAAATATATACACATTCTAAAAAATAAATTAAATCTAAAAGATGAAACTTATAGAACTCTTTTAAATAGTAAATTTAACAAGAATACATCTAAGGATCTCAGCTCTAAACAAGCTGAGATTCTTATAAAAATCTTAGATAGATTAATTAATGACTATGCAACAGAAAAGCAAAAAAACAAATTAAATACACTATATAGCAAAGTTTATAAGGAAAAAGATAAAAAAGAATTCATTGAACATTATCTAGGAAAAGATAAAACAATGGATAATATGACAGTGAAAGAATGTAGTAAATTAATTTATGTTCTAGAAGAGATAGTAGAGTGGCAGGAGAAAAGAAAAATAAAAAAAACTTAATTTGGAGAGTGAAGATGTGGAAGTGTAAGAAATGTGGAGAAGAAGTAGGACTAAGAAGGGGTATGTTATTCAAGTTAGATAAAAATAAAGATACTTCTGGAGATGATTTAAGTATACACGATACAGATTATTATGAATGTTCTCATTGTCATAATTATTCGTATTCTGATGTGGAAGAAATAGCTGATTGGGAGGAAGATAAATGAAGGAAATAAATATAACAAGACATGCATTTATGAGATATGCTTCAAGAGTTTATAAATATCAAATCATTAATGATAGAACATTTGATATTTGGAAAAAGCAAAATGAAGATAAGATAGAAGGGTTAGAAACAGATTTAAAAAATGAATTTCAAGGAACTGAGTACATCTGTACAGCAGCTTATGATACTCATAAAAAAGCAGAATTTTACATCAACAAAGATAAAATGATGACTTATGTAGTAGTTGGTGAAAATATGGTAACTTGTTATCCAATAAATTATGATCTTAATGATGAAGGAAATAAAGCTATTTTAAATGTATTATTAGATAATTTAAAAAAAGCTAGAATTGATGAAGATAATTTTGAAGATAAGTATTTTAAAGAAAGAGATGACTTAAATAGAGAACTTAGATTACTTAAAGCTGAAAGTGAATTATTAAACTCAAAATTAAAGACTTTAAAAGAAAAAGAAGCAAGAATTGAAGCAAGACAAAATGAAATAGCTGGAGAGCAAGTAGAAATAAGAAATATTATAAAAGTTGCTGAAGAAAAGATAGTGAGAAGCAAACTAGCTTTATAATCAAGGAATAAAAATGGAAAGTAAAGAAGTTTTAAAACTTATAAGAGAAGCAAAAAAAGGAAATGAAAAAGCTATTGAAACATTAATTGAAAGGTACTTGAACACAATTAGAAAGATTAATCATAAGTGGGGGGACACAGATGATGGATTCCAGGAAGGAATACTTGGAATCTATCAAGCAATTAAAACTTATGATGAAAACTATAATACAAAGTTTATGACACATCTATATTTTTATGTTGAAGCAAAGATAAGGAAATACATAGATAAAGAAAGGTATCGAGTCCCTCAATACATTATAGAGAGTATTAAAAAGGGTGAACAAGAAAGGCTATATTTTTCAGGAATTGAAAATCTTGAAATTAAAGATGAAAATATAAAAATAGATAACTTAGAAAATAAAGTACTTATAGAAAATTTGTTAAATTGCTGTACAAAAAAGGAAAGACAAGTATTAGATCTCTTATTTTTTAAAGGTTATTCAGGAGAGGAGATAGCTAAGAAATTTGGAATGTCAAGGCAATGGGTTCATAGTATGAAACATAGAGCATTTGAAAAAATTAGAAACAAAGGAAAGGGATAAAAAATGGCTAATAATAGAAGTAATATCATTATAAATAAAGTAAATGGTAGTAGTAATACTATTATAAGTAATTTAAACATAAATATCTTTAGTAATGATAAAAAGAAGTAATATTAAAACTAATTTAATCTTTAACAAATAAAAATCCTAGAAATTTCTAGGATTTTTTTGTATAATTAATTTAAAAGATTGAGGGGTGATTTTATGGCATTATACTATGCAGTAGTTATAATATTAATTTTTTATCTTATTAGAAAAATGTATAGGAAAAGAAAAATTGAAAATTTAAAAAATTCAGTTACTCAAAACTTTAAGCAAAATTTTCAAAGCGAATTGGATAGATTGGGAGTAGATGATGAATTTAGAAAAAAACATAGTGAAAGTCTAAAAAAAATAGATTATGAATATAATGGAGTATCATTTTTAGAAGAAATGAGAAATAATTCTTTAAATTCATTTTTAGCAACAGTAGAAAGAATTAAAAAAAATATAGAGAAAGGGAAAATAGTACCAACGAATAAAGGTAGGTTACTCAATTTTATCAATACTACTATTCCACTTAAAAAAGAAATTAAAGATATTGTGAATGAATTAAATAGAAATGATTTAATTTCATTAGATCAACTTGAAATAATAGTAGAGAATTTTAAAAAATATAATAGAATCTTTTGGGAAGGAGAAGTAAATGAATCTTATAAGTCTTCTTATAAAGATTATGAGCTTGGTTTAATAACTAAAGAGGAACTTGAAAAAAGGAGAAGATACTATTTTGGAGATAATAAAAACTAAAATTAGTAATTTAGTTAGAGTACAAAATAATACTTTTTATTATAAAAAGGGGTTAATATGCAAAAAAAATATAATAATTTCTATATTTTCTATAAAAGTCCAAAAACTTTTTTTATCACAATAAGTACATTCCTTATATTAGCAGCGTGGTCTTTTTGGGATAGAATATTTTTACATAACAAATGGAATCATAGTGACTGGGCAACTTTTTTAGCAGGTTTTTCAGGCTTTTGTGGAGCTTTTATAGCACTATATGGAATTAAATGGCAAGTTACTAGAGGAGAGAAACAGAAAGAAAAAGAAATTATTAAAGTTATTTTAAAATACATTGAATATACTTTAAAACTAAATTCTAATATTGTAAGAGGGAGTAATTTTATTAAAAATACATACAGAGAATTTTCATATACACTTAAATCTACTGCACATCAAGAAGAGGTATTTTTATTTTTTAATACATTAAGTGAATTAAAAACATCTGATATTCTTATTCTTGAGTTTGGTGAAGATATAAAAAAACTTGATAATTTTTTTAATGAGTATAATATTATAAAAAATAAGATTCAACAAAATATAGATAAGAGAACATTAACTATAGAGAATTTACAACATATTAAAGAACAATGTAATAATACTAAAAAAAATGATTTGTTAATCGATATAGAAAAAAAGGTAAAAGATATAGTTGAAATCTCTAAAATTATTTCTAATTATTCATTAATAGATAAAGTAAGCTTGAGTGAAAGTAAATTATTACAAAATGAAAAAAAATATAAAAGTTTATTAAAAAAATATCAAAAAAGTTATGCTACAATAGAAAACGAAGAAGAAAAAAAACTTATTATATATTCAAGAATTATAGTAAGTGATTATCTCATCCCACTTCGTAGAAAGTGTATTGAACTATTAATGTCAGATTATCAATCATTAAAAGATAATAAGTTTCTTGATCAAACTATCAAAGATTTATTTACTTTTATTAAAATGGATCAAAAAATAATAAATTTTAGAGTATACAAGATGAAAAATGAAATTGAGAATATTTTAAAAAAAATAGAAATAGAATTAAAAAAATATGAGTAATTATAAAAAAGATTTAGATTAATAGTATTTTATAAGCTAATTGTTTACTATGAATGAAGTAATAAAATTGGAGGAGAGAAAATGTCAAAAAAATATATAAGTGTAGCTCAAGCATCAAATAGACTTAATGTTTCTATTGGTACAATATATAATTATTGTAGAGCTGGGACATTAGGGTATAGATGTATAAAAAACTTAAAAAGATATACATGGCAGATTGATTTAGAAAGTTTAGAGTTATTAGAAAAAGAAAGCTCGTATAAAAGTTCTCTCCAAATAAAAAAAGATTTACAATATAATCTATTTTAAAAGAGTTCAAATACTCTTTTTTTTATGTTCGAAATAATGGTAACTTTAGTAGATTTTTATAAAAAAATACCACTAGTCAAAATTTAATTAAATATAGATAAATTCATAGTTTTGATAGTAGTAAAAATTCTAAAAAAATTGTAAAAAAGTTTATATTTTTTTGAAAAAACACTTGCAAAATTCAAAAAGATATGATATAATAAATACATAAGGAGGTGAAAAGATGAGTAAAAAGCAGAAAAAGCTAAAGAAAGGAGGGAATAAAAAAGAGTTAATTGAACTAATTACGGCAATAATAGAGTTAATCATAGCAATCCTAACGCTGATAATTCTATTAGTAGATTATTTCAACTAACTCAAATATCAAGGAACTGGATTACTCCAGTTTCTTGATTAAATTATAACAAATTTTACTCAAATATACAATGACTAATACAATTTTAATAATAATTATAATGATTTTAAATTTTACAAGAAAAAATTACAGTAATAATAACTATATAAAAATATTCATTATTTTTTTATGTCTTATTGTTATTGTAAGGTGTATAAAAAAACTTACTGATTTTTTTAGAAAGAGAGGTTAATATGGCATCAGGCGGGGCAAGAGAAGGAGCTGGGAGAAAAAAGTTAGATATAAGTAAAAAGAAACTTAATAAAACTTTTAGAATTGATCCCCAGCTTTTTAAAGAAATAGAGTCAAAATATCCAAATGAAAAATTGACAAATATAATAGAAAAGGCATTAATTGAATACTTAAAGAAAAATTAAGTAATTATAAATTAAAAAGCACATCAAATGGTGTGCTTTTTTTATTTTTATAATTTTTATAATCTTTACAAATATTACAACATTTATTTTTTGGAGAAGTTATAACAAGTATGGAAAGTAAAAAAGTTAAAAGGAGTAATAGAGATGCCTAGAATAAAGCCACCTTTTGCATATTTTGGCAGTAAGGGAAGATTTTATAAAGAAATAAAAGAAATATTTGAAGAAAATTATAGAGAAAATTTTGTTGATTTGTTTGCAGGTTCTATGGAAATCCCACTAAATTTTAAAAATGAATTTGGAGAATTAAAGGTATTAGCAAATGTAAAAGATGAAAAAATTGAATGCTTCTTATCTGGAAATGCGGTTGATACATATAAGAAAGGACTTAAATATATAAAGCATGATTTAAATATAAATGCTAGAAACTTGTATGAAGATGATAAAGCAGCATTTGAAGAAGTAAATAAGAGATTTAAAAATATATTTTCTAAATGTTGTCCCTGTTGTGGTAAGAAGCTAAGTACAAGAGAAAAGCATGAAGTTTTTAACGAAAATGAAAAAAGAATTTTAAGAAGCCTCATGGGCTTTGGAGGAAATGGAGCAACATTAGCAAATGCTTTTTATTCAGAAGAAAAAATAAAGAAGTTAGAACTTTATATAGAAACATTAAAAACTATAAAAGTAACAACTGATTTATTTGATGAAAGTTGGAAGTTTAAAGACAGTTTTATTTTTTTAGATCCTCCATATATAAGAAAAACAAATGTAGGAGAGGAAGGCTTCATAGGCTATAACTATGCTGATGATAAAGGTGTGAACTGGACAACAAAAGATGATGCAAGACTTATAGAATTTATTAAAAGAAATCAAAATAAAAACAATGTATTTCTTGTGTTTGGAAGTGTAGATAATAATCTATCAAAGTTATTAAAAGAAAATTTTGAATGTAAATTTATTATAAAAGAATATCAAAGGCAGATATTTGGAAAATTAGCAGATAAAGCTGAATATTTTTGCTTAATAAAATAAAAAGTATGGAGGTGTCTTTATGAAATTAGAGCTAGTACAAGCTAAAAGAATGTATGCAGATAATAAAAGTATTGATGAAATAGCTAGTGCTCTAAATAAATCACAAGGCACTATCTACCGTTGGATAAAGGATAATAAAGAAGAATTTGAAGAGGCTAGAAAACTAAAAGAATTATCAGTAGATGATATGGGAGAAATTTTGGATGAAGCACATAAAAAAATGCTTTTGAAGATTATTGAAAATCCTGAAACATTAGTTGACCCAAAAGTTGCTGATTCTTTAATAAAAATTGCAAATGTCTTGGAAAAAATGGATAAAAGAAGAGAACAAGAGAAAAAGGCTAATAAGAAAGAAGAAGATGGAGGAGTTGTATTTATAGATGACATCAAAGATGAAAAAGATAAGTGACATATTCCTACTACAATTCTATAAGTTATACAGAGCTTGGCAACAAGGGAACTATACAAGATATGTCTGTAAAGGTGGAAGAGGTTCAGCTAAATCAACACATATTGCTGAAATTTTAGTTCTTTCAATAATGAGAGATCCAGTCAATGCAGTAGTGCTTAGAAAAGTAGGGGAAACTTTAAAAAATAGTGTATATGATCAAATTAAATGGGCTATCAATGAACTAGGAGTTGAAGAATATTTTACTTTTAAAGTATCACCTATGGAGATAATTTATACTCCAAGGGGTAATAAATTTATGTTTTTTGGAGTAGATAAACCTGAAAAAAGAAAATCTTTTAAAACAGCTGATTTTCCAACTGCATATTATTGGGTTGAAGAAGCTGCTGAATTTACAACAGAAGATGAAATAGATATAGTTATAAAATCAATTCTAAGAGGTAAATTACCAGATGGATTAAAGTATAAAGGGTTCTTATCATATAATCCACCTGAGAGAAAACATCATTGGATAAATAAAAAATATGACATTGTAGATAATAATACAAGTGCTTATGTACATCATTCTTATTATTATAATAATCCTTATTTATCTGAGGAATTTTTAATAGAAGCTGAGGAAATGAAGAAAAATGATCTAGTTAGATATAGAAATGTTTATTTAGGAGAAGTTATAGGAAGTGGAATAGTACCATTTCCAAAGTTAAAAATTGAAAAAATAACTGATTCTTTTATTAAAACATTAGATACATTTAGAAATGGTATTGACTGGGGATATGCAACAGATCCTGTTGCTTTTGTTAGATGGGCTTATGATAGAACAAGGCAAAGAATTTATGCAATAAGCGAATATTATGGAGTTCAAAAATCAAATAAAGAATTAGCAAAAGCAATCAAAAAGATGATTCCAAGAAATGAAATAGTAATTTGTGATAGTGCTGAACCAAAATCCGTTGCTGAATTAAGAAGCTATGGCATAAGAGCATATAGTGCTAAGAAGGGAAAAGGTAGTGTAGAAAGTGGAGAGAAGTGGTTAGCTGAAAATGAAATATATATAGATCCAGCTAGGACACCAAACATTGCAAGAGAATTTCAAGTAGCTGATTATGATATTGATAGATACGGGGAAACAATACCAAGACTTGTTGATAAAGATAATCATACTATAGATGCTACTCGTTATGCTTTTGAAAGTGATTTGAAAAAGAGAAGAAATTCACAAAATAAAAAATTAGTTCGACCAAGAGGAATTTAATATAAAAAATATCGTTCAATAGGCTTTCAAAAAACATTTTAAATAAATTTAGGTATAAATTATTGAATGAAAGTTGAAAGGCTTTTAAATGGATTTTAAAGGGGTAAAAATGGGAGCAATGTATGAAGGCTATAAAAAGCTAAAAAGCAGTGAAATATATAAGAACTTTGAAAGAAATAAAAAGCTGTTTGATGGTAAGTCTTCAGAAGTTTTTTATAACTCAGTTCTTAGCAGAGTAAAACTTGAATATATGGGAGTAATTGATAGCAATAACAAATATTATGAGTTTGTAAGAGAAGGAAACACTATTGTAAGAAGAGAAAAGTCATTTAAAGATCTTATTGTTGGTAATAATATACTAGGCTCAATTACTAAGTTATATGCTGAACTTGCTTCTAATAGTGAACCAACTATAAATTTAGAAGAAGAGAAAAAGAATATATTAGAAAAAATTGATTTACAAGATAAGACATCAGAAGCAGTAGCAATTCAAAGCTATGGAGGAAAACTTTTATTAAAAGGCTTTATAGTTGATAATAGTCTATATTTAGATATAATTGCACCTCATCAATATTTTGTAGTTCCTAGTATTTTAAGTGAGGAAATTATAGAAAAATATGTAATTTTTACTGAAGAAAAAAGAACTTTAAAAGCTGAAATATATAGTGAGGGCTGTACGGAATATAGAATGTACAAAATAGGAAGTCAAAATTTTGAGGAAATAGACTATGAAGTTGACTTAACTCAATATGGAGCAACAAAAGATGGTAAAGGCTGGAAAAAAGTATATAAAGGCTGGCAGGTTGTAGAGGTTCATAATCTATTCAAAAGAAGTGATTATGTTGAAGATTTAGTTATCTTAAACAGGGAACTTGTGGTTGGAGATACTTTAACAAGCCAAGCATTCGATAAAGTTGCAAATCCATTGCTTCAAGTTCCAGAGGGAGCTTTGGAATATGATGAAGAGGGAAATTTAACTGTAAAAATAAATGACAGGGTCATAATAGTAGATCCTGAGGACAAGGATCTCAAACAAGTTGAATTAAAAACCAAAACCGAGGAATGGAAGACACATAGAACTGGAATTGTTGAGCAAATATATATCGCAACAGGAACAAATGAACAGGCATTTGGACTTAATAAAAATGGAATACCTGCATCAGGAGAAGCAAAAAGAAGAGATTTAGAAAGAATTATATCAACCGTTATAACTAAAAGGGATAGAGTATTTGCAGGTTTTGAAAAAATAATTAAATGGGGATATTCAGCAATTTATAATAGTGAATTAGATATCACAATAAGTGGTAAGGACATTTTAAGTCTTGGAGTTGGGGAAAAAATAATAATAGCAGCTCAAGGAATAACATCAGGAATTTTAAGTGTAGAAAGTGCAATTAAATATGTCAATATTGGTAATGTTGATATTGATGAGGAAATTGAAAGATTAAAAAGTGACTTAGCATATAAGACTAAGCTAATAGAGGCATTACAGACTTTATCTCAACTGGATACAGAAGAAAGAGTTGCAGGTCTTATAAAAAAACAAGCTGATGAATTGATGAAGGAGTTAGGTTTAAATGAATAAGAAAAAAAGCCTTTTTCCACATAGTGCTGAGAATACTTTACGAAGAGTGTTCAATCTAAATTCAAAGATAATTTTAAAAAAAATGAAAAAATCAACAATGGAAGATTTTTCAGATGTTGATTTTGATAATAAAGAAAAAAAGAAAATTATTGAAGATTTAAAAAATGTTGCTATTGCCACAAACAAAGAGGTTTTTAAGAGTTGGAGAACTTTAACTGATGAAGAATTAAAACAAACTGATTTAAAATGGGCAAAATATTGGATTAGGGAGAACTATCTAAGGGTACAGAATATAAAAGAAACTTTTAAGGATCAGTTAGGTAAAACAAGAGAAAAAGAAATACAAAATTTGTTAAAAACTTTTGATAGTACCATTAATTTTAGGTTTGAAAAATTAAAAAATGGGAACATTTCAAATACTGATATTAATAAACTTATAAGTCAATTAAATGCTAATTATGCACCAAACAAAGAAATGAAAGCATTAATTGATCAGCTACAAAGTAAAAAAAGCTTAGGGTCTAGTGATATTGATAAGCTACAAAAATGGGCTAATAGAAGAAATGAACTTTGGGCAAGAAATGAAGCTGGTAACTTATATGCTAATCAACTTCAAGATTTATGGCTTGAAAATGGTATAGAAAAATACATTTGGAGAACTATGGAAGATAATTATGTAAGGATGGAACATGTTGAAAAAGACGGAAAAGTTTTTGGAATAGATGAGGATATTTTACCAGGTCAAGAGTTTGGATGTAGATGTTGGGCTGAACCAGTAAAACAAGGAGGAAATAAAGAATGATAGAAAATGAACAAGAAGTAATTGACTATTTAAAGAAAGAAGAAAATAAGGATTTTTTAAGTAAGAATGGGTTTAGTAAAGTTGAAACAAAAGAAGTAAAAACTCCACTTACTGAAGATGAAGTAAAAGCATTTGTAGAAGGAAACAAAGAATTAAAATCTAAATTATCTGAAGAAATGGTGAAAGTCTATTTAAAAGAAAAATTAGGTATGGATGTTAATGACGACATTTTAAAACAAGGGTTAGTTTTAGGTGGAACAGTAGAAAATATGAAAAAATTAGCAGTTGGTAAAATTCTATCAGGAGTTAAATATGGAGATTTATTAATGTCAAAAATAGATTTTACAAAAATTAACTTCAAAGATGATAAAATTGAAGGTTTAGATGAGCAACTTACAAAACTTCAAGAAACATATAAAGATTTATTTAATCCAGGAGTACCAGGAGGACAAACAACTCCACCAGGATTACCAAAGATAGCTCCTGCAACAGAGCTTGAAAAAATAAATCAGGAAATTGAAGAATTAAGGAAGAAACCATCACAACAAAACAGAGCAAAAATAATGGTTTTAATAAGTAAAAAAGAAGAATTAGAAAAAAAATAGGAGGAATTAACAATGGCAGATATCATAACAATTGAAAGAATCGTGGGGAGAAAGGAAGATTTAACACCAGCTTTGGCATATACAAATGCTAACAAAGCACCTTTGTATCTTAATTTAATTAACTTAGGAAATGTCGTACCAACAACACAAGCTAAAATTTCTTGGGTTGACTATTCATCTGAAGGGACACAAACAGCTTTAAAAACAAAAGTAACAACAGCAGCAGCAACATCATTTACTGTTGAAGATGCCGCAATATTTACTGCTGGATGCTTAGCTGCAATAGGAGATGAAGTTGTACAAGTTACAGCAATATCAGGAGATACTTTAACAGTAACAAGAGCACAACTTGGAACAACAGCAGGGGCAACTTATGAAGCAGGAGAAGAAATATTCTTTATAAATGATAACTTAGAAGAAGGAGCAGATTTACAAGGTGCTAATTACAAAGCAGGAGTAAATTTTGATAACAATACTCAAATCATAAGAGAAGAAATTTCTTTATCTGGGACAGCAACTGCAATAGCTTTACCTTCAAGTGGTGGAACAGACGCTTATACATTTGAGCAAATAAGAAAAATGGATAAGGTAGTTGGAAAAATAGAAAAAGCAATAATTTCAGGAAAGAAATTTGAAAGTGGTCAAAAAAGAGGAATGGACGGAGTTAGAAATTTCTTAGCAAAAGGACAAGTAGTTGATGCTTCAAATAATGAAATTTCATTAGAAATTTTAGGTAATGCATTAAAGAAAATTTTTAATGCTGGTGGAGATTTAACAGGTGGAAACTATGCTTTATATGTTCCAGGAGTACAAAAGATGAAAATATCAAAATTACTAAAAGGATACATTCAAGCAAATCCTGAAACAACAACATTAGGTGCTATTGCAACTCATGTAGCTACTGATTTTGGAACATTACCAATAATAGTTTCAAATAACCTTCGTTCAACTGAAATTTTAATTTTAAATCATGATGATATAACATTAAGACCATTACAAGGCAGAGAAATATTCCATGAATATATGGGAAAAAGAGGAGACTCAACACAAGGGTTAATTCTTTCGGAATTAAGTGTTGAAGTTAGAAATATTCACACAATGGGAATGATAACTGGTTTAAAAAAATAATAAAAGGACAATGTCCCTGACAATGAGGTCAGGGATATTCCTAAAAGGGAGGAACAATGAAATTAAAACACAAGACATTTGATAAAGTATCAGTATATTGCAATGGAGAAGTATATAACTTTGTCAATGGAGAAATTGAAGTAGATGATATAGTAGCAAAGGAATTATTAAAAAATCCTGCTATTGAAGAAATAAAAGAAAGAAAAGTAGAAGAAGTTGCAAATATTGAAGAAGAAAATCAAGAAAATGTTGAAGAACATGATGAAAAGAAAAAAGGAAGTAAAAAATGATAGGCTATGTTGAACTTGAAGAAGCTAAAAAATTTTTAGAAGAAAGATATTCAAATATAAATGAAGAAAAACTAAAAAGAGCTTTGTATCAAGCATTTGACAAAATTGAAAATATTGGTGCTAGAGAAGGTTATAAAACAGAAAAAAATTTTCCAAGAAAAAAAGATAAACCAAGAGTTTTAGAACTTATAAAAAGAGCACAAATATTAGAAGCCTATGCAATTATGACAGGTGGAAATGAAGATATAAAGAGGCTTGGTAAGGGGATAACAAGCAAGTCTATAAGTGATATGTCTGTGAGTTATGATAGAAGTCAAAAAATTGGAGATATAACATTTGCTTCTGTGGAAGCTGCAAGAATAATGAAAAGATTTTCAAGGAGAAGTTTTTAATGCAAGATATAGATAATGGTTATAAAAAAATTAAAGAAGAGTTAGAAAAATTGAATAAATTAAAACTAATTGTCTATATTGATGATAAAGCAACATATCCTGGTGGAATTAAGGTAGATTTTATAGCAATGCTTATGGAATATGGAAGTGATGATTTTGATGTACCTTTTCCAGCTCGTCCATTCTTTCGTTCAACTTTTGATGCACACTATGATGATATTTCAAATCTTATGGAAAGATGTATAGATAAAATTGCAGATGGAAAAATGACAGCACATAAGGCTTTTGAAACTGTTGGAAAAGATGTAGTAAAAAAAATTAGAGAAATGATATTAAATGGGACTTATGCAGCACTAGCAGAAAGTACAGTAAAAGCTAAGGGAAGTGACAAACCTCTTTATGATACTGGAGCTCTTGTAAGAAGTGTTAAGTATAAGATTGAATAGGAGTAATTATGGAATTTATCTTAGATGAATTTGCTGGTGAAGAATTGAGAGATTATGAAATAACTAGAAAAATAACTGGTAATATTGATAATCCAAAAACAACAGATCATAAATTTAATGCTGCAATGCTTATATTTAAAAAGACTTTAAGAGGCTATAATCCAAACTCACAAGATGGTGGAAGAATTATAGGTGTTTTAAGTGGAAAAACTTTAAAAGTTGTTGGATTAAAACTGGATGATGTTATTGAAGTTGAAGGATATAAATATAAAGTAACTGAAATATTACCAAGAATTTATGCAGATTTTGTAGAGTTTTCACTGGAGCTGATGAGAAATGGACAATAGAGAACTTGAAGTATTTTTATTGAAAGAAATGAAAAAAATAAGCGATAAGTTCCAAATAAAGCCAAGTGTTGATTTTAAATATGATAGAAATTTAACTTTACCTCGTATAGTTTCAAGAACTCTCAGTAACAAAACCATCAATAAATTTGAATACAGAGAAGATGGAAAAAAAGGAGTTTTCAAGCAATATGAAGTTCATCAACATGTTATAAGTTTTTCCTTTACTTTATCTGAAAATGAAAGTTTTGAAGAGGTAAGAAAAATAAAAGAAAAGTTTGAACACAAAATAGGCTTTGATTGGCTTATAGCAAGAAGTGGGAAAAGTATAGTTATAGAAGAAATTACAGCAACAGTAGATTTGTCAGAATTAACTAAGGATAGTTACACAGAAAGATATAGCTTTGATATGTATATTAATACTCTTGAAGAAAATATCGCTGGAATAGAATATATTGAAAAAGTTGAAATAGACATAAAAGCAAAATAAGGAGGAAAGAATGTCAATAATAGTAGGAACTGAAAAGAAAATAGTCTTTTTAAATGTTCATAAACCTGCACCAGTTGCTCAAGCAACAGTCAATGTTATAGGAGTATTTTCGGTAAAAAAAGCAATTATTGAACAAAAAATAAATAAAATTGAAGATGTTACTGGATTAACTTCTGATGATGATGATGTATATAAAATACTTCAAGCAGTTTTTAATGCAGGAGCACAAGAAGTATTAGTTTATGGTAAAGAAGTTCAAGGTAGTAAGTATAAAGAGTTTTTTGATGAAGTAAAAAATGACTGGTTTGGAACAGTTGTAGATACAACAGATATTGTAGAAATTGCTAAAATTTCAAAAGAAATTGGTGCAAGAAGAAAAATGCTATTTGCAGAAGTTTCAAAAGATGAAAATGTAATGAATATTGATAATAAAGTTAAATCAATTGGAGAAGACACAACAGCTTTATTTTTTAGCAAAAATGATGAAACCGTTGCAGGTGCTGTTGCAGGCTATGCTATCTCAAAGTTTCCAGGTTCAACTTTAATAGCAAATAAATTAATAAATGGAACAATAGATAGTGGTATGTTTGGAGCGGAGCAAAGTAAATTAGATGTTTTAAATTGTAATTATATTGCTTCAATGAAAGGACAATTGGGTCTTGCAAATGGAGTAACTATTAATGGTAATAGTATAGATTTCGAGCACTGTGCAAAGGCTCTTCAATTTAGATTAGAGGAAGATATAACTTTATGGCTTAAAAGGACACCAAAACCAACATTTTATGATATGAGTCCACTGAAAGATACCATATTAAAAAGAACAGGAGAATTTGAAACTATGGGTGCATTAGCAGGAGGAAAAACTACTATTAGTTTTATCCCTCTTGAAGATATTCCAGAAAATAATATTTTAAAAGGAATTTTAACAGGGGTAAAAATTAATTGTTACTATACTTATGGAATTAAAGAATCTAGAATGGATCTTTATTTTGCAGTATAGAAGGGAGGTAAAAAATGCCAAAAAATCATTATAACTATAATCCAAATAAAGTAGATTTAATTATAGATGGGATTAGAATGTATGACTTTGGAGAAGATGTAAAATTTACAGTTGCTTATGAGGAAGATTTTAGAGAGGTTATAACTGGAGTAGATGGAGATTCAACTACAGTAGAACATAATAATAGAAATGCTTTAATTACTTTAAAAGTCTTAGCTGCAAGTCCATTAAATGTTACTCTTAAAAGACTTGCTTCAAGTGCAAAAGAATTTGGAGTTTTAGTGGTAGATGGAAACTTCAATGGAGACATTGGATCAAATGCTTCAAAGGCACATTTTGTAAAAATAGCTGATTTTAATGCTGAAAAAGCACCAAAGGCAAGGGAATGGCAAATAAGAGTTATTGATTTAAAAGAAACAAATGACTTATTGAAATAGGAGTGAATGATGAAAAAAGAAGAATTAATGGTAAATAATAAAAAAATAATTTTAATGGAGCAACCTTCACAATATATTCTTGAGCTTGAAAAAAGATTTTCAGATAATGATTTAGTAGGGTATTGTGAAGAAATTTTGAAATATCCAGCAGATACTAATCCAAAACTTGAAGAATTATTGAACATTCCTGACGTAGTAAAATATGGAGATTTAGAACTATCTTTAAAAAAAGAAAATGGTGAAAAAGATCTATATCTAGCACAAGAAATATTAACATCTGTTGGACAAAATAAACATAATCCTGCCTATGTTGCAGAGTTCTTTTTAAAAAGATTAAAAAAAGATGTTAATGATTACAAATACCATGAGCTTGTAAAAATGGGAGAAGAAGTTTTTAAGCAAGTAGGTGAATTACTTTATTTAGTACAAATCAGGGAAACATTTCGTAGAATGTAATGATATTAAATATAATGCTGAAAGCATAGAATATATGATCACTTGTATAAGTGGATATACTAAGAATTTTAAGGATACAGAAAATTACACTGTTAGAGAATTACAAAGGTATTTTGACAGACTTATAAGATATGTGGAGGAAATAAAAGATGGCAATTAGAACTTTAAGTATAAACATAATGAGCTACTTAAAAGGACAGGGCTTTCAAGCTGTAAATAATCAAATAAATGGCTTAAAGTCTAGTTTGTCATCTTTAAAATCTGTAGCAAGTAATGGTTTATTCCAAATGGCTGCTGGATATTTTACAATATCAAGTTTAATAGGACAATATAACAAAGCTGTTGAAGCTAGCAATGAAGCATTAGCAAACGAAACAAAATTATATGCAGTTTTAAGAGCACAAAATTTTAGAGATGAGCAAATTGAAGGTTTAAAAGAATATGCTTCAGAGCTTCAAAATGTGGGAGTTATAGGAGATGATACTTCTTATGCTGGAATAAAACAATTAGCAACTTTTAAATTACAAGAAGAAAGCATAAGAAAATTATTACCTAGAGTTCAAGACTTGATGGTTGCTGAAAAAGGACTAAATTCAACAAGTGCTGATGCTGAAAAATGGGCTAAAACTTTGGGGATTGCAGTTTCTAGTGGTCAAGTTAGAGCATTAAAGCAAGTAGGAGTTGTTTTAGATGAACATACTTCAAAATTATTTGAAAATGCAAATGAACAAGAAAGAGTTGCAATACTATCAAAAGAATTAAAAACAAGAATTGGAGAACAAAATGCTGAATTTTTAAAAACACCTGAGGGAAAAATTGCATCAGCTCAAAATAGAATAGGAGATGTTTACGAGTATATTGGAGGACTTGTAAGAGATACAAGAGCAGATTTTTGGAGTATGATTGCTGATAATGCTGAGTGGATTCAAGATTTTTTAGGTGGGCTTATAAAAGCAGGAGCTGGAGCATTTAACACTATAACTAGAACAATAGGTGGAATATTTAATGTTCTTAAAGCATTGCCACCAGAGGCAAGAAATACTATTAAATTAATAACTGGATTCTTATTATTAAAACAATTTCCAGTTATAGGCGGTTTCTTAATTATTGAAGATATATTTGCAGCATTTCTTGGGAAAGAAAGTTTTACAGAAGATGCTATAAATGCAATTCTTAAATTTACTGGAACTGATTATAGATTTGAAGATTTAAGAAAAGGCATTGCTGATTTTTGGGATTTATGGATAAATAAAGCAGATTCAGGCATAGAAAAAATTAGCTTAACAACTAAAATTTTATCTGATTTACTAGATATTTTACAAGGTGGGGCTGGATTACTTCAAATGATATGGGGAGCTACAGGTGGTTTTATTATTGATACTGGGCGTATATTGGTTGGAGACTTTGAAAATGTTGGGAAATCAAGCTTTGGAAATATAAAAGGCGGTTGGAATAAACTACATGGTGCAGGACAACATATGAATGAAACAGATGATATGTACCAAAAATATGTCCTTGATGAAGCAATGAAGCAACAACAGAAAGAGTTTGAAACAATGAAATATGTTCAAAAAAATCAAGGAAATATTGCTTTTCCAGTAGAAAAGGAAATAGTAATTCCAGGTTCAGCACCTATTACACCTTTATCAACTTATGGATTTCATTATGAGAACAAAACAGGAACTAATTATGAAGTTTCTAATAAAAATAGAGAAATACAGCAACTTTTAGATGGTAAAAATAAAGAAATTACAAAAGCTGAAGCTTATTATGCACCGAGATTACCTGATAAAAAAATAGCTCAAGATACTAAACAAAAAGTGGAAAAATCTATAGTAAAAAAAGAAAATAAAAAATTTGAATATGTAAATAATTCAAAATATGAAATAAAAGTTACAGGAGAAGTCCAAAATGATGTTGCTAAAAAGGTTGAAGGTGTTGTAAGAAGAATTCAGGAAGAAGAGAAGCAAAGACTAAGAGCAGAAATTGGAGGTAACTACACTCAAGCAGGTGGTTTAGAATGAGTTTATTTAATAAGTTAATGCAAATGATTGGAGATTATTTTAATAAGGGAAAAGAAAAATCAAAACTTGGGGATGTAGAGCTTGATATTATTTCAGAAAAATCAAGAACCATGTCTGCAACTGTTACAAATAGAAGAGTTGAAAAAGGATTTAATATTGCTGATACAGTCAGAAAAGAAGCAATGCTTATAAATATAACTGTTGTAGATAATTCTAATCAAAAAGAATTTAATAGAAAAAATTTAGAACAAATGCTTGAAGTAGGAGAACCTGTACTTTTCTATTATGCTGGTAGAGATAAATACGAAAATATTGTAATTGAAAGTATAGAAGAAATAGAAGATTACACAAAGAAAGATTGTTTTACTTATTATATAGTTTTAAGACAAATAACAGTTGCAGAAATTAAGTCAACTGATGTAAAAACTGACTATAAAAAAGCTAAAAGTACTGGTGGGAAAAAGAGAAGAACTACTGCAAAAGTAAAAGGTGCAACTAATACTGAAAAGGCAAAAATAGAAGCAAAAGGGAAAGAAAAAGAAAGAGGAAAATCATCACTTAAACAATTAGGGGGATTGGTAGGATGATAAAAGCATTAGAAATAGATGTTGAAGGAATAGAACAAAATGGAATAATAGCTGATATTGGAAGTAATTTAAAATTAGATTTAATTTATAACAATGTAGATAGCTATATCTATGTATCTATATTAGACTCTGATGAAAATAGAATAACTGGCTTTTTTAGATTAGTTCCTGATATAAATTTTTTATCTCTTGTAAGACTAGAAAGATTACAACAGTTAAGATGCATAAAAATAAATGATTTTGCTGAAGAAAGAGATAAGATAACTCCTCAAAATCTTAATAAAGATTACAAATTTTTTCTGATAGGTGATGATAATGGCTAAATTATGGAAACAAGTGAGGGTAGTAACTGTAGGAGAGTTAGTGTTTGATTATGAAGATATTGATGTAGAATTTGATGTTAAATGTACTGATGATAATAAAAGTGACACAGCTACCATTAAAATATATAACTTGTCTGAAACTACAAAAAATAAACTCCAGACAAATCAAATAGTTAATATTGATGGAGGTTATAGAGAATTACATCAAAGTATATTTGGAGGTTTAGTTGAAAGTATAAGAACATATAGAGATGGAAATGATTTGGTAACAGTTATTGTTGCAAGTCCTAATAATCGTGCTTATACAAATACAGCTGTAAATGTACAGTTTAAAGCAGGAATTAAAGCAAGTGAAATATTGAAACAATTGGAAAAAAGTATTCCATTTAAAATAGATGTCAAGGAATTAGCAAAAGACACTGTTTATCCAAATGGGAAAGTATTTTCTAATAGACTTTCTAATGTTGTTTCTATTTTAGCAAAAGATACTGGAACAATTGCAAGGTTTACTGACACAACTATTGAATTTAAAGTTCCAGGAAAAGCATATAGTACTACTTTAAAACTAGGGAGTGAACAAGGCTTAATTAGAGTTGAAAAGCAAGAAGAAAAAGCCGAAGTAAAAAAAGATAAGAAGGAAAATAAGAAAAAACAAGAAAAGCAAAAGTATACAATTGAAGCATTTCTGGTTCCACTTGTAAAAATAGGACAAAAGCTACAAATAGAATCATCAGTATGGAATGGAGAAGGAATAGTTAAAGAATGCACTTATACAGCTGGAGATGTTGAAACATTTTCAGTAAATGCAATTTTAGAGGTACTTTAATGGAATTAGAAATAATAAAATCAATGATTGAAGACACACAAAATGAAATACACACATCTTTACCTGCAATTATAAAAAGCATTGATTATAGTGCTGGAACTTGTACAGTTGAAATAATACCTCAAAGAGTACTTTGTGGAAAATTAACAAAATATCCAACTTTAATTGATGTAAAACTTGATTTTCTTAAATTTGGAACTTGGAAATATCAATTCCCACGCAAAGAAGGAGATAAAGTGTGGATAGGATTTTCAGAATCTACTATATCAGAAGATACAAGTTTAGAAAGGTTTAGCCTTAATGAACCATACATTATTGGAAGCTGTGAAGCTGGCTATGAAGATAATTCAGAAGATATTATTTTAACAGGAGCAGGGACAAGAATAGAAATAAAAGGTAGTGGGGACATAAATATAATTGCTGGAAGTAATAAAACTACAATTACAAGCAATGTAACAATAAATGGGGATGTCACAATAAATGGGAATACTACTCAAGTAGGAGATACTACACAGACTGGAACAGTGACAGTTAATGGAAGCATAGGAGCAAGTGGAGATGTTACAGGAAAGGGTATAAGTTTAAATGACCATACACATAAATATAATCCTGGATCTAATCCTCAAACTTCAACAAGTAAAGCACAATAGGAGGAAATTATGGGAACAAGTGTAAAATTAAATAATGATTGTGACATAGTTTTTGATGAAAATGGTGTGTGTGAGCTTGTTGATGGTGTTGAAGATATTATCCAAGCTATAAGAGTTGAGCTAGAGCAAAATAAAGAACAATGGGTTTTAAACGTATTGTATGGAGTTCCTTATTTGAATAAAGAAAATAAAGGGTTACTTCAGATAAAAAATAATCAATCAAAGATAATTCAAGAACTTATCAAAACCATTTCAAAATATGAAGAAGTGGAAAAAATACAAAGTATTGAATTTGTTGAAAATAGAATAGTAGCAAAAATTAAGATAAAGGGGGAAATATATACATTATGATAACTGAAAAAGGTTTTGAATTACCAACAGTAGAAGAAATTTATCAAAGAAAACTTGCTGACTTTAAGACAGTAAAACCAAATATTAGAGAAACAGATAGTAATGTACTTATTCCTCTTTTAAAGTTTGATGCTGCTGAAGAATATGATAGTTATTTGCAAGGTTTAGCTGTTTATAATAATTTAAATGTTTATACAGCAATTGGAAACTCTTTAAATGCAATAACTTCGCATTTAAATATGACTTGGAAAAAGCCACAAAAAGCAACTGGAAAGGTAGAAATAGAAGCAGATATAGGGACAATAATACCACAAGCTTGGGGAATTGAAACAGAATCAAAAGAAAAGTTTATAACATTAAATACTAGAGCAGTTAAAGTAGAAAAAAGTCCAATGCAATTAGAAATAATAGCATTAGAAGCAGGTAAAAATGGCAATGTTTCAGCAGGGCAAATAACTAAACAAACTGAAATTATATCAGGAATTAAGTCACTCAAAAATAAAATAGGAACATTTGGCGGAGCTGATTTAGAAACAGATACTGAATTAAGAGAAAGGTATTTAGAAAGAATAGATAGGAAAACTTCTTTCACTACTGAAGGAATTAAGAACTATATACTTCAAAATACTAATGTCAAAAAGTGTCAGGTATTAGAAAATGACACTGATGATTTTGATGCAGAGGGAAGAGTAGCACATAGCTATGAAGCAATTTGTTTTGGAGATACTGATGAAAATATACTACAAGCCTTATATGAATATAAACTTGCAGGAATTAGAGCAGTGGGAGATATAACAAAGCAATTTGAAGAAATAAGTGTGGGTTTTAGTAGAGCAATAGAAAAACAAATCTTTTTAAAAGTAGAAATTACAACTATTAAAGAGGTTTGGAAAGATGAATTTAAAAAAGTAATTAATAACATATTTATAAATTATTTATCAGAAATAGAGCCTGCTGGAACAATTTATTTATATAAATTAATTGGAGAAATCTATAAACATACAAGTGGAATAAAAACATTAAGATTGAAGCTAGGAGACACTAAATACAGTGAGCGGGAAACTGATTATATTTTGTCTAGAAAAGAAGTTGCAATTGGAAATGAAAATAATGTAACAATAGTGGTTACAAGTTGAATTTGGATAGAATCCCGCATATATACCATAATACAATTTATGTAAAAAAGTTGTTTGAAATTATTTATGAAAAGCATTTGAACATTAGAAAAATGTTTAATGAACTAGCTTTATTTAATGATATAGATAAAAGTAAGTGTTATCTTTTAGACCTCTTAGGAGGGAATTTTAAAGTCTTAAGAAATGGGCTTTCTGATGAAGAATACAGAAGAATACTAAAATTTGAAATATCACTTTTACAATTTTTAGGAAGTCCTGAAGAAATTCAAAGGATTTTATCTGAATATTTTAAGCTAAATAAGGAAGAATTTAGAATAATTGAACTATCAGCTAAAATTCTTATAAGCATTCCAGAAAAATTGGATAAACAAGAAATCTTTAAGGTAGTTAGAAAAATTAAAGCTGCTGGAGTAGGTCTTGAAGTTAAATTTGGAATTTACATAGAAGATTATCTAATTTCTGAGTTACATGAAATGACACTGGAAGAAATTGAAAAAATAACTCTTGCTAGGGAAGAATACTATATTGAGATGTATACTTTAAAAGAATTAGAAGAAATGAAACTTGAAGATATAGAGAAGTTAAAAATTTCAAGGAGGTAAAAATGGCAAAATGGATAGGAGATCCACAAGGTCGGTTAGAGGTTGAAAAAGTAACAGAAGAACTAAAATTACCAGTTTGGAAAGCAAACTATAAAGGTAAGTTTAGAGAGTTTTGGAATGAATGTTGGGAAAAAATAGAAGACAGCTTTTTAAAATTAAAAAAGAGTAATGAAGGAAAAGAACCAGCAATAACAACAAAAGAAACAGCTTTTAATAAACCATTTGGAGTCTCTGAAGATACTGTTTTAGAAGGTAATAAATTTACTCAAATGACTGGAAAAGATTATGCTGGAATTTTAAATGTTGCTGGACAAAAAGAAGCAGGAAAAGCATACTGGGATAATAACACAAAAAAGCTATATATTTGTAAAAATAATAATAGTGACATATCCCCAAATGTTAATAATTATATTCCATTTGACTCTAACTCACTTTTGGAGAGATTGGAAAATCTAATCAGTTTAAAAAATACTGGAAACTGTAATACTGTTTTTTCGGATTGTTTAATTGGGGTAGAGCATTGGAGTGGGACATCCTTAAGAAACAAACCATCACAAGATATTAGCGACATGGGGACTTTAATAACTTTTAATCTTGGAAGAAAAACACAGATTTACATTAGCAACATAGGGGTTTATACAAGAGTAAATCAAGCAGCACAAGATGAGACAACGTGGACTGCATGGGTTAAACTTTAACTTAATCTAAATTAAACTAGAATATTGCTCTAAGAAATATAAACATCCCCCATTATTTACGAGAGTTAAAGTTTTATTTACTGAACTATATCGAATGTCTATCCCGTTGAATTTCAACTCATTGTTGTTGTATTGAAAAATTGTTCTAAACAAAAAACACATTCTCTGATTAGTGTTTAGAATACCAATTCCAAAGAAAAACCAATCTTCATTTATAGGGATAGATACTGTTCCATTAGGAATCAATGACCCTCCATTATATATAAGTATCCTAATAAAAAATGAAAGGAGAATAAAAAATGAAAACAATAAATTTCTATAAAGGTACAGAAAAAGTATATTCTGTATACGCTAATACAGTTGAAGAAGTAAAAGAAAATCCAACTTCTTATTATAAAGATTATTCAAAAAATATGATAATTACAGATATTAATTATCAGTATCCAATTGTTGAAGCTGATTCTATTCGTGAAATGACAAAAGAAGAAAAAATCAAGGCAGGAATAGAGGTAACATTAGAGGAAGGAGAAGTTATAAAAAATAAGAAACTTCTAAAAATTGAAAAACCTTCAAAATATCATAAATGGCAGAATAGTGAGTGGGTTGTAAATTTGGAAGAGGTAAAAAATACTAAAAGAGAAGAATTGAAAAGTATTAGAATACAAAAACTTTATGAAAATATTACAGTAAATGGAGATACTTTTCAAGTTAGAAAAGATGATTTAGATAATTTTTGGGAAGTTGATTATATCTTAGGCACAGGAGAAGTTACAGAAACAGATACAAGAAACTGGATACTTGCAGATAATAGTATAAAAACTTTTACATATGCTCAAATAATGAATGTTCTAACAGAGTTTATAAAAAGAAAAGATAAAATATTTGATAAATTTGGTGAGTTATCTATAAAATTATCTACTGCTAAATCAGCAGAAGAAATTGAGAAAATAGAGTGGAAATAAAAGGAGGAAAAATGGGGAAGTTTAGTAAAAGAAGTTTAGACAATCTTGCAGGGTGTCATCCAGATTTAGTAAAAATAGCAAATCTTGCTATACAAAGAATTGATTTCACAATAATTGAAGGACATCGAACAGTAGAAGAACAGAGAAAAAAAGTTAAACAAGGTTTTTCAAAAATAATGAATAGTAAGCATTGTGAAACACCTAGTAGAGCATTTGATTTTATTCCATATCCATTTAAACAAGAAGATTGGAATGATACAGAAAAATTTAATAAAATTGGAGAAGTTCTTTTAGAATGTGCAAAAGAATTAGGAATAAAAGCAAGACGTGGTGCAGATTGGAACTTAAATGGAAGTACAAAAGATGAAGTTCAAAGAGGAAGTTATGATGGACCTCATTTTGAGTTATTATCTGATGAAGAGTTTAACAAAATCAAAAAATAGGAGGAATAAAAATGGATAAACAACTATTATGGAAAGTATTGGAAACATTGGTAGCAGGGGTAGTATATTTTATATTAAAATGGAGATACAGTGGAAAAGAAGCTGTTATAAAAGAAGTAGTAGCAGCTGAGATTAGTTTTGAAGGGAAAGGATTGGGTGCTTTAAAGAAACAAGCAGTCCAAGAATTTGTTTCAAGGTTACCAGCTAAACTTCGTATTTTTATCAATGAGAAAACTATTGAAGATGCTGTACAAGAACTACAACCTTTCTTTAAAAAGTTAAAAGAATCCAAAAAATAGGAGGAAAAAATGGAATTAAGTCCACTACTAACTGAACCATTAGCAGATAATAAGTGGATTTTAAAAGAAGAGTACAAGTATGAAATAAATGGTTTTGTTATAACAGTACCAAAGGGTTTTATTACTGATTTGGCAAGTGTCCCTAGAATTTTATGGATATTTTTTCCACCTTTTGGCAAGTATACTAGGGCTGCAATTATTCATGATTACTTGTACTCTGAATTAAATGATACTTTTATAAATCGTTATTGGGCAGATAAAATATTTATTTTTATTATGAAAGAGCATGGAGTATCAACTTATAAGAGAGTTTCAATGTATCGTGCTGTAAGAATGTTTGGAGAGCCTTCTTGGAAAAGAAAAATCAAAAATGAAGGTTATGTTGAAAAAGCTATTATAGACCATACGAAAGAGGCTATAAAATATAATAAAGAGATGAAAGAAAAATTAAAATTATAGGTGAGGGTAATGGAGAAAGAAAAGGGGATCATAAAGTTTGGAATAATTGTGGGAAGCTATTTAAGTTATTTTATAGGTGGTTGGAGCATATCTATGGAGGTAATGTTTATATTTATGGCTTGTGATTATATTACAGGTTATTTAAGGAGTTTACTTAAAAAGAAATTATCCTCTAAAACAGGGTATAAGGGCTTAATTAAAAAAACTGGATATATATTTGCAGTAATAGTTGGGGCTGCACTAGATAGGCTAATAATAGCAAATAACTTAAATGTTTCTATAACTATTCTTGGATTTCCTATTTCTTTCAAAATTATGATGATTTGTAGTGTAGTAGGAACAGAGGGAATAAGTATAGTAGAAAATCTCAAAGAAATGGGATTAATGGTGCCTTTTCCTATAAAAAAACTATTTAAACAGCTAAAACAAGATGATACAAATGAAGATATTAAAAAATAAAGAGCTTTAGAAAAGCTCTTTGTTTTTAAAATTTTTTTAATTCAGGAGATATTATACTGTGAAGTATATAATGATGTCCTTTTTTTTCTTTTATTTTTTCTTTATCCTCTACACTTAAGCTAATTTCATTATAAAATTCTATAATCTTTTTAAACTTTTTTATTACATCCCTTTTAATATCGGCATCTAGGCTAATGCCAGAAGGATCAATAGTAAGTTCTAAATTTAAAATATTTAAAGATAAGCCCCAATCATCTTCTTTTATATCTGTAATTTCAACATTTTTACTTTTTATAAAAACTCCATAAACATCATATAAATTAATTTTAACCATAACATATCACCTCTTATTATTTTATCATTTTATTTTACCATATTTTTATCATTTTATTTTGAAATTTTTATCAAATTGTTTTGCGTCTTACAACAAAACTCTTCAGAATATCCCAAGCCTCAAAAATAGATTTAAATTCCAATATGATAATACTTAAAGCTATGATTGATATAACTAAGAGATTAAGGCACTTTGATTTAAATTCCAATATGATAATACTTAAAGCTCATATGTATGATTTTTTATTTCTGCTTCTGTATTATTTAAATTCCAATATGATAATACTTAAAGTTTAGAAGAAATAAAAAAGCATGAAGGCTGGTGTGATTTAAATTCCAATATGATAATACTTAAAGCAGAAGCAGTAAAGGGGAATGTTTACTATTTTCCATTTAAATTCCAATATGATAATACTTAAAGTATTTAGTTGTTTACATAAACTTATCATTCTACGTTGATTTAAATTCCAATATGATAATACTTAAAGTTTGTTATCTACATCACTCCACCCCACTATATATGATTTAAATTCCAATATGATAATACTTAAAGTTGAATATCTAGATTACAATATTCTCCCCAATTTCCTATTTAAATTCCAATATGATAATACTTAAAGCTTTGCTATTCATAAGATTTACAATCCCTTTATTGTATTTAAATTCCAATATGATAATACTTAAAGCAAGTGTTTAAATCAAAATAGTGATGTATCTGCAAATGATTTAAATTCCAATATGATAATACTTAAAGAATATGTTGCTGCATCTTTTGCATTTTGTATAAGAACATTTAAATTCCAATATGATAATACTTAAAGTTCAAATCTCTACCAGCTTGTCCTGATTTTATAGCTATTTAAATTCCAATATGATAATACTTAAAGGCTAGGTTATGCGGCGGATATTGGCGTAATTGTGAAATTTAAATTCCAATATGATAATACTTAAAGGAGTGGGGGTAATTAAAAGAAATTTAATGTATAGAAATTTAAATTCCAATATGATAATACTTAAAGTGTATTATTTCATTATCTGATGCTGGAGAGTTTTCATTTAAATTCCAATATGATAATACTTAAAGGCAACAATGGAATTAGAGATAGATAGAGTTAGCAAATTTAAATTCCAATATGATAATACTTAAAGAGGAATTACTGTAAACATCACAGTTAGCGGTAATTTTATATTTAAATTCCAATATGATAATACTTAAAGTTGCAGTGTTGTAGGTGGAATATTTACTGCTATAATTTAAATTCCAATATGATAATACTTAAAGTCTGGAAGTGTAGAAGTCCCAATAGAGAGCGAAAATACATTTAAATTCCAATATGATAATACTTAAAGTCGACAGTAAATTAGATAAGCTTAGATTCACAGAAAATTTAAATTCCAATATGATAATACTTAAAGTCAAGTCTTATCACCTGCCCAGGTTTAATATCATGTAATTTAAATTCCAATATGATAATACTTAAAGTATTTGTTTAGTATATTTTTCTTGTATATTTACAAGATTTAAATTCCAATATGATAATACTTAAAGGTATAATACTCACTTTCAAATTCTGTTCTCCATCTCTTATTTAAATTCCAATATGATAATACTTAAAGCTCTACTTCTTTTTTATATTCACCTTTCAAATTAAAATTTAAATTCCAATATGATAATACTTAAAGTAAAAGATAATTGGGATTGGATAGCACCTATTATAACATTTAAATTCCAATATGATAATACTTAAAGTGCTTATTTTAAGGGAGGGACAACTGGAATAAACGAATTTAAATTCCAATATGATAATACTTAAAGTAGATGTGGAAGCACAAAGACTAGCATGGCTTGGAGTATTTAAATTCCAATATGATAATACTTAAAGTATATAATGATACCTTTATATGAAAGCATTTCAGCATTTAAATTCCAATATGATAATACTTAAAGACATTGGCTTTTTTACAATAGTTCTAAATTGACTGTAATTTAAATTCCAATATGATAATACTTAAAGAGAATGGCATTATTCTTTTCATACCAGTCTTTCGCATTTAAATTCCAATATGATAATACTTAAAGCCATTCTTTATTCATTATTTTCACCTCCTTTATCATATTTAAATTCCAATATGATAATACTTAAAGCCTCCTTTATCATAGGCAACACCTAGTTTTTCCAAATTTAAATTCCAATATGATAATACTTAAAGTAAGTTTAAAAGACCAGTTTACAACACCATTACAGAATTTAAATTCCAATATGATAATACTTAAAGGAACTATAAGAAGATTTTATATAGCTGTCAGATGCTTATTTAAATTCCAATATGATAATACTTAAAGAAGGACATGCTTATGCAATGGTTAGATATTATCAAATTTAAATTCCAATATGATAATACTTAAAGTGCAAAACCTTTTGAATATATGTCAGAAGCTATTGCATTTAAATTCCAATATGATAATACTTAAAGGAATATATATTATAATGTATTATATAAGATGTTTTATATTTAAATTCCAATATGATAATACTTAAAGCAGGTAAAAGCTGATTCATTACTAAAGCTTTATAAATTTAAATTCCAATATGATAATACTTAAAGTGAAAATCTAAACAAAGATTACAAATTCTTTTTAATATTTAAATTCCAATATGATAATACTTAAAGGTCTTGAAAGATTTAGCTTGAATGAACCTTATATCATATTTAAATTCCAATATGATAATACTTAAAGATTATGACAGATGTTAAAACTATTGCTGATAAGGTTATATTTAAATTCCAATATGATAATACTTAAAGTTGTGATTTGCTTTCCAAACTGGTAATTTTAGTTCTTTATTTAAATTCCAATATGATAATACTTAAAGTTTTCCTAATTGAATGAAAAATACATATAAAAAAATATTTAAATTCCAATATGATAATACTTAAAGTTTATTAATTCTATCTACAATGTCTTTGAATATAAATTTAAATTCCAATATGATAATACTTAAAGAGTTATAGAGAATGACACTGATACATTTGATAGTGAATTTAAATTCCAATATGATAATACTTAAAGTAACACCGCTCGGATATTTCAAAATTTCTTTAGTATATTTAAATTCCAATATGATAATACTTAAAGGGAATGAGAAAAAAAGTAAATGGAGAAAATGAATTTAATTTAAATTCCAATATGATAATACTTAAAGGAGGGTAGTACTTTTAAAGGGAATAATGCAACACACATTTAAATTCCAATATGATAATACTTAAAGGTGATAATCCTGCTCTAACATTAGATGATTTAAAACAAATTTAAATTCCAATATGATAATACTTAAAGACTCAATAAAACTTGATATTTATTATTTAACTGATTTATTTAAATTCCAATATGATAATACTTAAAGAGATGATTTTAATGGCGAAAGGAAAATAACACCTATATTTAAATTCCAATATGATAATACTTAAAGCTTTTTGATAACTGTACCTAAGGGCTTTATAACTGAATTTAAATTCCAATATGATAATACTTAAAGTTATCATAAAAGGGACTCCAAATACTATAATAGAGGTATTTAAATTCCAATATGATAATACTTAAAGTAATTTAATAAACTTGTTAAATTTTATAGATAAAAAATTTAAATTCCAATATGATAATACTTAAAGGTAGCTTCATTTATAGTAAATGTTGCATTATATGTATTTAAATTCCAATATGATAATACTTAAAGTTATTGATATAAAAATATATTCCTTTAAATTTTCTCATATTTAAATTCCAATATGATAATACTTAAAGTTCCATTTATTACATAACCTTCAATGTTTCTAATTTTAATTTAAATTCCAATATGATAATACTTAAAGTCTAAAGCTACAGGTACTTGTTCATAGATTATATCATTTAAATTCCAATATGATAATACTTAAAGGCAAATGCAGCAGCACTTTCTAACAAGTTATTACAGTATTTAAATTCCAATATGATAATACTTAAAGTTTATAGAGATATATTCCCAGATACTAAAATAAAGTAATTTAAATTCCAATATGATAATACTTAAAGATTTGAATTTAACTGGCATCAAGGTGTAAGTAGAGGATTTAAATTCCAATATGATAATACTTAAAGAGTACCTAAACCAGCTGGAAATCAAAAGTACATGTATATTTAAATTCCAATATGATAATACTTAAAGCCATTCTTTATTCATTGTTTTCACCTCCTTTA